GGCTGGCAGCACGATGCTGGTGCCGAGAGCGGTAGCGGTGCCAGCCTGAGTGATCGGGAACACTTGGATCATGACAACCGAGCCAACGTTCTTAACGTTTTGGCCGAGGGTGGTGCCGGAGGTGTCGAGGATGTTGCCCGCGCGGATCGGGCCAGTGAACGTAGTCTTACCCATTTTGGGTTCCTTTGCACGATGTGGCCGCACTGTCTGTGCAAGGTCCGCTGGGAACGGTCAGGGCGGCGATAAGACCCAGAAGGAAAGAAGGGGGCCAAAGCCCCCCTCCAATTTATTTTTACGAGGGGGTTGAACCCCACACAGAGCGCCAGTTATAGTAGGCGAAAGAGTAGCGTTCGTACCCTTTAACCAACAAGTTATCTGTGACAAAATCCACTTGCATATCTGTTTCAAACTTGACACGCTCCATGTAGGAGAGGCCGTCAATGTTTGTCAACAGGAACCAAGCCGAGGCCGAAGTGAAGAAGTCGTTAACCATGTAGCCCTCTGGCAGACCGCCAGCGGTGGACATGATCGCGTTCACATCGTTGTCAGCCGTGCCGGGCCGCAGTTCCGTCTTCGTCAGGCGGATGGCTACGGGTTCCAGTTGCGGCGGAACGATCAGCTTGCGGCCACGAGCGAAGACCTTCAGGCCAGCCTGATCTTTGAAGGCGGTACGAATACCGATCATACCGTTCAGCAGGGTTGCTTCGTTCAGTTCCACTTGGGTTGTGGGGGTGTTTGCAACCGTGCCACCGTCGATGGGGTGTGCGGTCGAAAGCAGAGCCACACCGTCACCACCGATGGACGCGTTGTAGGTCGTCGCGGTGTTGAAGATGTTTGCCGCGTAGATTTCCTTGGTCTGCTGGAAGCTTTCGATCAGGCCGAGGTTCGACGGCTGGAACTGTGTTTTGTACAGGTTGTCGTCGATGGCCTTGCGGGTGATCGCGTAGCCCAGACCGATTTCAACGTGTTCTTGGTTGTAGATGTAACGTTCGCCAGCACCGTTGTCGAAGGACGTTTGCGCGCCTTCCGTCTTCAGTTGTGCGAAGCCCAAGAAGCGCATCTCAGCGGTGCGTTCCAGCGCCATCTTCGAATTGTGCTTGGTGAACATCTTGTCGTACTGAGATGGGATCATCTCGTACTTGCCTTCAATCCCACGGAGGCCGGGGAGCAGAAGGTCTTTAATCGCAGAAAGATTAACAGCCATTTCTTATGCTCCTTACATGCCAGCGAAGTTGCGGGGCATAGCGTTGTTGAAGGCCACTATGATATCGTTGTAGCCAGAGGTTGCATCGTTGCCGTTCACGCCCGAAAGCGGATTGGCCTGACCTGGCAGGTAGTTTGACAGAGCAACAATGCGGAACGGCAGTGCCGCGTTTGCGCCCGTCACACCAGCCGAAGACAGCGTGAACTGGTCAGCAAACATGGTCGAAAGGCCGTTGGCGGTGTTGCCATTGGTTTCGCCAGTGGTGACGCTGTCGTTCCAGTTAAAGCCGATGTTTTCGCCAACTTGAGCTTGACCCACTGCGGTGGCGGTGGTGTTCGAGTTCGCCGTCTGCACCAAGAAGCGGGCATTCGGGTCGGTGATGACATAGGCTTCGACATCGTTGGAAGTGTCCGAACCGGGCCAGTAGTTGGACCAGACGGTGCGCTTTTGCGATGTGGACAGGTACTTGCAGCCAGCGAACACGCCAGCGACAGGAACGTAGACCGTAACCACGGGGGTCGAAGCCGAGGACGTGGCGGCAGTTGCGGTGGAGCTTTGGACCACAACGGTCGTGGCGGTTGCCGAGATGACCGTGAAGGCACCGTTCGGAACGCCAGTTGCGTTGGTGACAACCACAACCGAACCCACGGGGGGCGCATAGGTGGTCGATGCAAAGGTCGGGATGTTGGCGGTGCTGGACGAGATCGCAGTGTAGGTGATCGTCATTGCGCCAGTTGCCACAGTGGCAATACCAGTTGCGGACACCGTCAGGGTGACGGGGCCAGTTGCCTGAGCGATGTAGCCAGTGCCAACGCCAGTGGCGTTTGAGGCTTGCATGACGGGATCGTTCAGGAAGATTGGGGTCGTGTTGCTCGACACAATAGCAGCCATCGTCTGCTCATAGGTCGGAGCGGAACCAGCACCACGGTACTGGGCAAAACCGTTTGGCGCAAAGGTGTTCGCCATGTCGGATATCTCCTTTTCAGGAGTTCCATCATCGCGCACCGGGGCGAGGGTAGAACGGGGGGGATTGTGCAACCTCCCACACCGAGGGGAGATAAGCGTACAATATACATGATTTTGTGTGGTTGTCTAGCGGGGGGTGTTTTGCCAAGGCAACCGTCAAGGAAACGGCCCCTTGGCTTGCGGTGTTAGCTTCCGGCTCTAGGTAGAAACAGGTACTTGCCGCATTACCGCCAGCTACCCGCTGGTCAGGGATTTTGTGCAGGCCTCTCCCTGCGGTCACCGTTCCAACCTTACGGTCTGGCTGTGGGAGCGACCCACAGTCTCTGGTTGCGGAGGGAAGATTTGACTTACCCCTTACCGAAATAATTTAATTGACGATATGTTTTTCGTCTATGACAGTTTGCACATCGCACCTCGCACTTATCAATCTCTTCTTTGATACGGTCAAGCCCATAACCTGATGCTTGGCTGATGTTGAAGGCTTTATCACGCATATGGTCAAATTCCAACACTATTGGGTCGGCCTCTCCGCAGCCCACACACGGGTGTTCTTTTAGGTAAGCAAGAACATAATCTCTCACCACAACCCTATGGGCTTTATTGTAAATTGCCGCACGCTGTTTCATGACGACACGATTTTTTTCGTAATGCCGCCTTACTGCTTCGCGTTGTTTGTCTTTGTCTTTGTATGGCATGCTGGTGAGCATACCAAAAGGTTCATACTTTGTAAATGCAGTATGATGTTTTGGTTGACCGTCTTTCCGGCCTGTCAGCCCCGCTACGCAGAGCATGTCCCAACCACGAGACTGCGACAAGTTGTTACTCTTTGTTTGTGGATTTGTCAACGACTGGCATGAACACCGAGACATGCGGCTCCAGTTTGTCCCAAGCCTCTTGGATGGCGGGCGTCCCCTCTGACCTGATGGTCTTACGGAGACGCTCTATGTATTTGTAGATCGTGATGGGCTTAATCATTCGGGGATCGGGATCGCCTCGTACTTCTTGCTGATCTTGACCAGCGGGTCACCCTTGTTCGTACGATCAAACTCTCCGCCTTTGACGTTGGTCAACTGCGCTTCCTTGTCGCGCATCTGGGTGCGGGCCATCAGCAGCGCCTTGCGGTTGGCTTCTTGCGTGATCTCCAGCGGGCGTTCCATCAGCACCATACCCTTGCGGGTGATCTCCACGCCCTTGTAGCCCATCGGCATCAGTTCGGGGTGACGCGATGCGGGGACAATTTCCCAGCCCTTGCGGGCCAGCGCCACTTGGTGGGCGGGGTCTTCAGCGCCAAGTACGGTACGCATCTTCCATTCGTAGGACCAGCCGTCTGGAATGATGCCCTTCTCAATGTAGTATTCGTCGGTGCCATCGTCACCCAGATCGGTGTCGTGGCCACGCAGTTCCGCTGCACGGCGGGCGGCACGTTCGCGGGGGTCTTCTGCGGTGGTAGCGTTGGGGCGCATTTCGGGGCGTAGTGTCATTGCATTTTCCCTTCCTTTTTGAGGGCCACTTTGTGCTTGGCATAATCCTCTGGTTTCATTCCCATCATATCCGCCATTTCGCGCTCTGCGGCAGTAAGACGCACCACGTTAGAGCTTGCAGATTGGCCTCCGCGATTTGCAGGCGCAGCGGCGGGGGCAGCGTCACGGCGGCGGACGGCCTTTGCAGCGTACTGGTCATCAGTGTCGTTCTGCGCGGGTTTGGGCGTCACCTTTAGCGTTTCTTCGATGGCGTCAAAGTATTCGTCGGTATCGGTGGGAATGCCATCGGCCACGGCGAGGTTGTGGGCGGCGATCATCTTGGCGTTCAGGCGCTGATCCCGTACAAATTCAGGGTGCTTACGGACCCAATCTGCGCTGCGGGGCGACAAACGGCTGGCAAAGTCCTCAACGGGGTCCAGCGGTGCCATTTGTGGCTCAGGTTGACGTGGCGCGTTCTCCATTGCCTCCTTGCCGTTGTTCAACTGGAGCAGTTTGGCCTCGTTGGCCGACATTTCCCGCTGAATTTTGGTCGCGCGGTCAAAATCACCACTTTGCAGGGCGTAAGTGTGCGCCTGACCAAGCAGTTCCAAGTCCCGATTGACCGTGTCGATGGCATTGACCACCAATTGGAGGTTTGTGTCATCCACTTCGCTCTTGGCGCGGTGGGTTTCACGGTTTGCCTGATGCGCTTTCTGCTCCGCTTGGATGCGGGCGGCCTTTTCTTCGGCCAGTTGGCGCTTCAGGTCGGTGATATACGCAGGTTCTTCTTCCTGCGGGGCCTCCGGCGCTTCTTCTGGGGCCAGTTCCAGTGTGATTTCGTCTTCGTCTTCCATTGGGGTTCCCTTCAGTACACGGCATCGGGGTCTTGGACCCTGCCCTTGATGTTTACATCGTCGAAGATACGGCACAGGACGTTGTTTACGGTGATGGACCAGCCGTCAGACGGGCGGAAAATCAGCCAATCGTGGTCGTGGAACTCCATTCCATTGAACCAATTGCCGTCCTGCTCGAACGCCAAGGGGCCGCGCTTGACCAAAAGCCCCACTTTTGACTGGTAGCGATCCTCATCAACGTGGCTGTCCGTAAGAATAAGGCCACTTTTAGTTTTGGTGGGGCGCAAATAAGTCGCCAAAAGGACTTGATTGTGGAATAATTCCACATTAGAAATGTCACCAAGTGATTCGAGGATGGTGACTTTTGGGTCTGTTTCGTGCAACATGGGCATATGCGGCATGGTTAATCCTTCAGAGGGTTTTGTTGACGACTGTCTGTGCGTCATCGCAAAGTTCGATGACCAAGTCCAACGCGGCGATCCTACCGACCGCCTCGCGGTATTCTTCCATTGACGTGATTGAACGCCCCCCAACGATGTTGGTGGCGATGTGATGGCGCTCTTCGCTTATCAGCCTTCGAAGCTCACGTTCGAAAACGCTGCTTGCCGTCTGGATCATTCTAATCACTCATCATTGGTGTGACCCCCGACAACATCTGGAGAAATGTCGGGGGCCACGATTAGGCGCAGGGAGGGCGCGCCTTATGCGTTCTTACCATACTCGTCAACTTTTTCAAGGCGACCTTTGCCACCGCCCGCCCCGTACTTCATTTTGGGGTAGACCTTACCGCCATCCTTGCGGCCCATCATTGGCATCGGAGCGCCAGGAGGGGGCGGCGGGCCTTCGCCAGCGGCACCAGCCATAGCAGCGCCAAGACCTGGCGGCAGCGACATGCGGGGAGGCGAGGGCGGGGGCATCATCGGGGGCGGACCACCAACGGGAGGCATCGGCGCTTCAATACCCATAGGCTTGTTGGCGCTGTGGGGCATCACGTTGATGCTGATGTTCGTGGTTCCCTTGGCGCGGCCACCAGTGGCACGGGCCATGCGGCCACCATCTTCCTTCTTCGCGGTCTTGGCGGAATCCTTGAAGTCTTCAGCGTCAGGCGCACCCTTGGAGCCAACCTTACGCATCTTTTCCTTGGAACCGTTCTCAATGCGATCACGCTTGGCATTGATGTTGGCATAAAGACCGCCGCCGTCTTTGTATCCAGCCGAACCGCCGCAAGCTTTGCACATGCAGTCTTTGTGGTGCATTGCCTTGCCGCCAGACTTGTAGCCGGACGCCATTGGGTTCATGGCAGGCATCATGGAGGAAGAAGGCATACCCATGCCCATGCCCATACCACCGCCACCCATCTTCGCGGTGCGACCGCCAGCTTTCAGGCCCTTCATGGACTGTTGCTTGTCGTGCTTGTCGTCGGCCTTGGAGGCTTCCCACTCCTTCATGGACATGCCGCGCTTGGCAGCCATCTTCTTGTCTTCCATCTTGTCCTTGGCGGAACCTTCAAACTTCTTTGCCATGCCGCCTTTCTTGTAGCCAGTGGGGTTGCCCATAACGTCAACGTTGGGCATCCCTTCAGGACGACTAAAGGCTTTCATTGCGGCGGCAGCCGTGTCTTCTGGCAGCGGCGAAGTAGTGACTTTAGCGGGCTGCATGACGTTCGCCACTGGGCGCTTAGGGGGCATCGGGCTGGTGGTCATGGTCGTTGATGCGGCAGATGCTTTAGCCGCAGGGCGGGCCATCGGGCGGGGAGAGGTGGTCGGTGCCAGTGCGCGGTCAGCCTTTTCAGACTTGGAGAAGAAATGGCGGACTTTTGCGTTTGTATTATCGCCCTTAACCCATTCGAAATCCACGCCTTCCTTGTACTTGTCGTCTGAACCGCCAGAGGCTTTTGCAGTACGGCCCCCGGATGCACGGCGGGTCATGTCGCCCTTGCGGCGCTGTTCGGCTTCCCACTCAGCTTGCTGCCTTTGGGCTTCGTTAAAGCTTGCTTCTTGCTTGGCGCTGACCTTGCGACCGTTGTTGGTGGTCATCGGTTCAGTGTCTTCGCCAGTTTTTTCTGGGCCAACGGCGTCCAGACGGGCGCCATCAACAGCGCCGTAGGTCTGATACCCAGCACGGCCACCCTTCTTAAAGCCACCAACGTGCTTGACGCCTTCGCGCTCTTCGTTGGCGTCTTTCTGGTTGGTGTTGGCCAGACCGACCTTCTGTTCAAACCCACGCGGGCTGCGGGACAGGTTGGTCTTGGCAGCTTCGCCCTCAACCTTACCACCCGCCTTGAACGCGCGGCGCGAGATCGGGCGCATACCCGTCTTGGCATCTGCGTTCAGCTTTTCATCTGGGGTCCAAGTGGAGCTGTCCACTTTCCCGCCAGAGCTTTCGATCATGCTCTGGGCCTTCTTGTTTTTTGCTGCGCGCAGCGCCTTGAAATCCATGTTGCGATCCTCTGAGGTTATCCGGCGTCCCGGTCGTGACCGAGAGCATACAACGAAGTGAGCGACATTGCACGTTCGATGTTTTTGCCTACGCCTTGCGTTGGAACATGGGCGGAATGTCCATTTCTTGTTCCACCGTTAGCTGCTCCGGCGGCTTGCCGTGGAACTCCAAATCGAGATACGCTTTTCGCGTCAATGGCACCCCCGTTCGCCGCATGAGGCTGATCAGCGCCTCCTGTAAACCACGTTGGCGGGCGGATGCCCCCTGCTTTTTTGACGACCTGATTTCTTGCTTCATCTTGGCTAATTTCCCCGTTGCGGTATCTGGCCCAAACGCTGTCAATGTCTTTAGCGTTCTTTGCCGTCTTGAATGTGTCTGGGAATAGCCCGCGAACGGCTTCCCATGTGATGGACTGCATCTCGCGCGGGTGAATGCCTCGCGCCTTAGCCGCCCGCCTGTAGGCCTCAGAGTCC